TCAGCGCATCCCGCTCAGCGTCGGCAAGCGCCTTCATGTACACGGGCCCGACTTCCGCCAGAAGCATGACGAGCGCCGGAGCGATCAGGTGAACGGCCACGCCCACCCAGTCATGTTCGCTGACGCTAAGCCACACGTTCAGGAACACGGACGCAAGCCCGGTCACCCAGCGGAAGGCAACCGGCCACTTCCCGAGCTGCGTGACGCCGTACTTCGCGAGCGTGCTTTCCGCTGACAGCGCCATGATGAAAGCCGCGTCAACGATCAGCCCCAGCACCCAGCCGGACCATTCCCACTCACTGTGCGCGCTGACGAACGGAGTCGTCGTCATGAGGCTGTAAAACACAAGCCCCAGGATCAGGAACCACCGTCCGCCAACGAGCACCTTGCGCGTTCTCACGATCGTTCTCGTGTCCAACTCCCGTACTCCCATGACTAGTTGAGTCTTTGTCACGGGCCATGAAGGGAGTCGGTGACGTGCCTAACGCCAATGGCGGTTGTGCCGGTGATGGTGGTGGCCATGCCTGCCGCTGTCGCTCACGGTGTCTTTGCTGCCGCTTACGTCTATGGGCTTGTCCCCATGCCCACCCATGGGCAGCACGCCGTCCGGTATCACGGTGCCAAACAGGTCGTCCATGATCTTTCCATCGCCTTCGGCGTCCCTGAAGGGTCCATCGTCACCAGCGTCCGGGGCTCGCGTCGCGCGGTGCTTAGGCTTCGCGTGCCGGGGCTCCGCGTGGTGCGTTTTGGCCGGCTCAGGGGTCGCAGGAGACGGCTTCGCATGCCTCGGCTTGGCAGGTGCCGGAACGGGCGACGCAGTGGCGGTCATGGGCCCTACAGCACCTTGCGGCGGTGTGCTAGCGAACGGCTTCGCAACGGTCGCGTCAGGCTCCGGGAGCACGTCAGGCACGCTGTCATGGCCCGGTCTGGAGTCGGCGTCAGCGTTATACGCAACAGCCCCCAAAGTGGTGACAAAAACAGCGGCAGACGCGGCAGCGGACAGCACTAGCCGACTCATGGAATACCCCCCAAATGGATCTTGTCCAGTTTTAAACTTACTCGGACCATACACTAACCGGATTAGCAGCTTCCGCTAGGCGCCGTGAACCCACTCGCACGCGGTGAACACGTCGCCGTCCGGGATGAGTTGGCCCGTTTCCGCTGAGCGCTTCCACTCGACTTCCGCCACCAGGATTCCGCTGTCTTTGCGCCGCCCGATGATGCGGAATCCGGCGTATTTCGGTGCCGGCGGAGCGCTCAGGATGCGTGCGAGAAGCCGTGAATGCGCCACGAGAACGGCACGGAGTTCCCCACACGCTGTTATGGGTTCTTCGCCCATGGACGTGCCCAGCAGAACGCACGGAAGCCACGCCTGAGCGGCCCCGGACGGTACCCAGGCAGACAGCGCAAGGGTGAAAGGTGCAGTGTGCATGTGCTCGCCCCCCCAAAGGCGGAATGTGTGCTTCCCATGTTGAGCCTTCAACCGCTCATGTGAGTCGTCCCACAGGCTTGGCGTGGCCAGTACCTGAGGCGTACACCTAACGGCGTGTGTCATCAATCCGAAGGACTCGTGAAGGTTTCGTGTGTCGCTCGAACGTGTGGGCGACTCTACGCCCGACCACTGACACACGCCAGGATGAAAGGTTTCCTTGCCTGAGAGGTAAGTTGAACGAGTGTCAACTAAACCGACAAAGCCGCAAAACGCATAAAACCCCCAACCCACTCGCAATGAGTAGGTTGGGGGTTTTCGGCCGGTTTAGGCGGGGAGCATGATCACCATGTACCCGGCTTCGTCGGTCGCGATCCGCTCGCCTTCATCAAGGCTGAAGTCACTCGGCTTGACCCGCTTGTTGCACGAGGGGCACCCGTACACGTTGCCCGCGATCAGTCGATAGTCGGTCTTGCCGCACTCGCTGCACTGGTGCCGGAACATGGTCTCTTCCCTTCGTCGTTTCCTGCTGACAAGGAAGACTCTAACCTACTCACGTGAGTAGGTCAAGGAAGGAAGGGTGCCGTACGTGCGCTTACCCTCGTTCCGCCGTGCCGCAACGTGCTCAGCGTCAGCCTTGTGCCTGAACACGCCTATGCCCCGCACCCGCGCATCATCTCGTGTCACGAACCACGCGCGCTTGTCCCTACCTACGCCGTAGCGGCTCACGTGAGTAGGTCAACCTCCGGTGTCACGACGCGACGAATCCCGCTCGCACGGATCAGCGTCCAGCACGAAGGACACGGCGAACGAGTCACATACAGCGTCGCGCCCGGAAGCTCAGCGGCAGGTGCGTGACGAATCGCGTTCCGTTCGGCGTGGTCGGCCACACAGTTGCTGTAATCCGTGTTCGCCGCGCACTGCTCGTACGTGAGCTGACCGCGCGGACACGCACCCGCTGAAGCGCACCCTGGCACTCCGGCCGGCGCCCCGTTGTAACCCGTGCCGCGCACTTCGTTCGAAGCGTTCACCAGAACGGCACCAACCTGCGAGCGCGTACAGTCAGCGCGCGACGACACAACAGCGGCAAGGTTGAGAAAGTACGTGTCCCAATCGGGGCGCTCAGGCATTGTCCACCGCCTCTGCAAAGTCGAGCGGCCCGTAGCTGCGCGCAATGTCCGCCAAGCCAACCGGCACGCCCGGCACCCAATCGTCCAAGCCCGCGTCCGGCTCCCAATCGTCGGAGTACGCGTCCGGCTCGTTCAGGCAACGCGCCTCCGTCGGACTCGACATCTCCCACGTTGCACCGTCACGATCCGTGAAGCGCACGCCCATAGTCACTCCCTAGTGCATGTTCATCGAAAGGGCCCACCAACCCTCGTATGCGCCCCACAGCGTCACCGCGCGGGCTGCATGGAAGAGGATCAGCGGGCCCACAAAAAGGCTCACGTTCCACGCCACGTTCGTTATCAAGCGTCGGCGCAGACTCATGAGATCATCCCCCGATCAGGGCCGCTATCTGGCCCAACGTTGCCCCGCCCCTGTGCTCAGCAACCGGCTCACCATCTTCGTCGTACACGCGCAGTGTGGGAACGGCTGTTACATCGTTGGCACGAGAGTCGTACGTTTCCACATCAACGTATTCGAACTCGATCCCCGCCGCGTATGCAGCGTCGACAGCGAGCGGATGGGTTGCCTTACACGGCCGGCACCACGTAGCACCGAACATAACCAGGGTGTTGCTCATGCTTCGCTCTCCTCAACGTCGGCGTAGTTCACGCGCACGCGCCATGCCGCGCAAATCAGTTCGTTCAGCACGCTGAGCGCTTCAGTCTTGGCCAGACCGTAGCCCCGGCCACCGTTCAACTCTCCGTGCCGTTCACGGTCGTTCCACTCTTCCCGCATGTCGTCCAGCACATCGACAGCAGCGGGGGAGAGGGTCAGGAACGGGTTGGGTTGCGCAGCACTCATGCGCGCACCTTCCTAAGCTGTCGCATTGCACGGAAGAACCGGTCACGCCACATGCGCGCTTCTCGCCTCGCTGCGTCTCGCTGGTCGACAGCGTTGCAGTAGGCCTTGAACCAGTAGTCTGCGCGGTTCTTCTCCCACTGGGCTGTTCCCGGCTTAGCCTCCATACGGCGCCACCGGCACATCCTGAACAGAGTTGGGCGCAACTTCGCGAAGGTGCCCCAGCACAATGCCGGCGAACTCGCGGATCTCAGCGTCAGCGGCCACGTGCCAGCGCTTGCCCAGCACGTCTCGCCATGCACGCAAGTTGCCTGTAACCACCATGTCGACGGGGGCGGCGTTCGGCAGCACACAGCGGGCGGCTTCGCGGGCTTCCTTGCGCTTCATGCCTTCAGCGGTGAAACGCGTGACAAGCAACTCGTAAAAGTTCAGCGCTGAGTCGTACGCATCACGGATGGTGAGCTGTGCGTACATGTCGTTCGCGGCGGCAGGAGGAATGACCGGCTCAGTCTCGCCGTACGGCACGTAGCGCTGACTCACCACGCTGAAACTCAGGTGTCGGTGCCGCGTCAACTCCGTCAGCAGCGCGCGGGAGACGTCACGGACAAGGAACGTCACGGAGCTGTGTTCCAGCACGCTGAAGTGACCCTGACCGATGATGTTGTCCAAGTACAGTTGGTTGGTCGCCGTGAGCGGGTTCGGTCGGCTGAAGGACTTGTAACAGATTCGGCCGGCGGCTTCGGCAAGCGCGTCAATGCCGGTCGTATCGTAGTCGGGGCACGCGCTGTATCCGTACGCGTCGTCAAGCACGTTCGTGCGCAGCACCGTGGACGCGAGTACATCAACCTTCAAGGCAGTCTCTCCAAACGGGGCGAACCCACTCACAGTGAGTAGGTTCGCCCCACGTCGTCATTCGGAAGCGGAGCCGTCACCGGCAAGCCACTGAGCAAGCTGAAACACGTCGTACGGTGTGACATCCCAACTAGCGGGTACCGAACCCATCAGACTGTTCGCGCAACGCCATGCGTCGACACGCTCAGCCATCCGTTCGGTTCGCCGCTGGGATGCCGTAGCGCGGGGCGCTTTCGGTTCAGTAGGCACGGCGCGTGAAGGTTCGTCCGCCCAGCGCATCGCGGATTGCCGCCTGTCGCTCGCGCTCTTCTGCGCTGTACTGGCGTGCCGCACGTGCCGCAACCGTCTCCGTCGGGTGCACACGGTCGGCCTCGTCAATGAGCCATGCGGCAAGCTGACGTGCCTGAGCCGGAGTCATCACAGCGCGGTCGTTCGGCACAGCAAGGCTGATCTTGCCCGGCTCGTTCGACTTCACGAAGCCGACAACCCGCCCCTTCTCCGTCACAAGAACAGCCTTCGTCTCGTTCGTGATCTTCATGCGTTCTCTCCTTATGCGAACAGCGCGATTTGTTGCGGCTTCAGCGCGAACGGCTCAACTGCAAGCTCCGTCGCCTCGTACTTGTCAAAAACGGTCTGGCCGGCAAACCCCACACGACACGCGAAGTCGGGAACTTCGTACGTGTACACGCGGAACCCGCACTCAACGAGCAAGGGCAGGAACCCCTCGAACCAATCGCTCAGCGCTTCCCGCGAATCGAACCCGCAACGCTCATGCGAAGCAATGCCGCGAAGGCCGCTGTCCGGGTGGAAGGGTGACGGGTGCTCGTGGTCGCAGTGCTCTTCGAACATGCGGTGAAGCTTCGCGGCCACGCCTTCGGGCAGTTCCGCGCCACATGCGTACGGGCCGGCGGGAACACCTTCGAACTGAGCTGACTCGTGGGCCACTCTCCACACGCGCACGGCGCGCCCCCTTCGCTGCTGGTTTGTGTTTGCGTGCCCCGGACGGGATTCGAACCCGCGTCGTCCCTTGCACCCTTACGGGCCCTAGGTCGGGATGCTCTTCCGTTGAGCTACCGGGGCGAGTGGGGCCGAAGCCCCGTGTTGCTAGCGAACGCCGCCGCCGTACACCCGACAGAAGCGGAAACCGTCAGCGATACGAAGCCGGGCGATCAGCGGAACAGCCTCAGTGTGCGGGTGAACGACCGTGCTGATCGTGTCGCCCTTCGCGTTGCGCGTCTCGAACTCAACGCCACTGTCAACGCGAGTGGTGCGTACGCGGTAACCGTTCTCAAGCTTGAAGATCATTGCGTTTCTCCTTTGTTGTGGGCCATGAAGGGAGTCGGTGACTAGGGGCGGAACCCGTGTGATTCCGCCCCACAACGTCGGTTACTTGCGCCCACCGTTCTTCAGATTCGCGGCGGCAGCGGCTTCAAGGACAGCGGCATAGGCGGGCTTGTCGAGCCCCACAACGGCCACGTAGCGCTTCGCGAACGACTTGCGCCCCTTCGCCCGGTGCTGCTTCGCGTTGTCGTACGTCATGCCCAGGAACTCGCACAGCCCGGGCAGGTCGCACCCGTCGCCCCACCCGAAATCGAGCACGTCACCGATGCCGAACGAGTGGCGAAGGACGTCCCGCTGAGCCTTGCCCATGGAGTCAAGGACGGAGTTCACACGTGCGTGCTTCGCGGAATCGTCAGCGCGGCGAACGTCCGAAGCACCCATCAGCTCGTCATCAACGGCGCCTTCCGTGGCAGTGGAAACAGCGGCAGCGAGAACGGCCATGGCGTCGAGCACGTAGCGGCGCGTCTGCGGGTCACGCGGCACACTGATGACGTCCTCAAGCGCCTCAACGGTGTCCGGAGTAGCGAGACCCGCGCGGGCGTAGTGCAGGGCGTGTGCGACGAACTTGCGCGCCTTGTGGTCCGTCGGAACGGTCACGTACCGCTCAAGCACGTGAGCCGCCTCGATCACGGCGCCACGGCCAACCTTCGGGCGAATCTCGCCGTCAACCTCTTCGTCGTGGTGCGCAAGCGTGTCAGCGAGCGAGCCGTTGGCTTCGCTGTCCTTCGCTGCCCCAGAGACCTTGTCGATGGAGATGGCGCCCTGCCACGCGAGACGTGCCGCATTGGCACGCTGAGCGCTCAGACGTCGACCCTTCGGCGGAATGGTCTGCGCAAGCTTCTCAGCCTCGTACACGTCGCCATCGGCGGCTTCGATCATCGCAGCGAAGATCTTCACGGCCATGTCGTCAGCGCCCATCCCGTTGCGCTCAGCCCGCACAGCGTCCAACAGCGTGCGCTGAACGGTCGTGAACACGAAGCGCTCGAACGCGTCAACCGTCGTGTCGGTGAAGCGGTCAATGGCTTCGAACGCAGCGACACGGCCAACCTGCGCGAACTCATCCCGGTAGTCGGCGTAGCGGTCACCACCGTGAGGGGCCATACGGTGCGCTGCCTGAGTGGCAAGAGCGGTAACACGGGACTCGATGTGCTCGATCACTTCGCGCTGAGCGGTGAGCCGGACGCTGATGTCGTCGTGGTTCTGCGCGGCCTTGATGGTGTCGAAGGACAGCATGGGGTGACTCCCTAAGTCGTTTGATTCCGGTTGAAGGGAGTCGGTGACTTAGGGAGCGACGGAGTGCGTCACAACCGCTTCACGGCAAGGCTCACCCCACGTGCGGGCAGGTGAGGGCAACCAATCAAGGTCACCGACTCTTGCCGACGGGGGTTGATCAGTTCCGGTCCGTCGTGCAGCTCGAACATAACCCGAACACACTCACGTGAGTAGGTTCGATTTCCGTCCGGGCACCCGTGATGACCCGCACGGGCCGGAAGGGGGTTACAGGGATTCGAAGGCGTGACCGCGTCTCATCCTTTGGATGTACGAGTCGGGCATATGCCAGCGGCCCCGTTACCTTCCCTTTACAGGTAACGGGGCTTTGATCGTCTTTCAGAAGCGGAGTGACCTACTCATCGTGAGTACCTTCGATCGTTATACGCGCGTTACCAAACACGCCCGATCTAGAAGTCAGCTCCGTACAGCGACCCCCACGAGCGACCGCCAATCTCAGCGTCAGCGGTCACCGGAACGCCGTACAGGTCCATTGACATGCAGCGTTCAAACTCGCGCGCGAAGTCCTCAGCCTCAGCCTTCGGGACCGACGCGACCACTTCGTCATGGATCGGCAACTTCATGTAGTCGAGAAGGCCGGCGTCACGCATGTTGATCATGGCCTGCCCGAGCACGTCACGCGCTGCCGACTGGCACTGATAGTTGACAACTGCGTACATACGGTCACGGTCCAGCGGCAGGCGGCGACCAGTCACCGACACAGTCACGAGCCCCGTCGCGCGCGCTTCCCGCTGCCAACGGCTCGACGCACGCTTGATCTCAGGGAACTGTCGGTCGTACGCAGCGATGGCACGCGCAATCTCCGACTCAGGCGCACCGGTCTGCCGCGCGATCGTGACCACGCCACCGCCGTACACCTTGCCGAAGCCGGCGCCCTTGAAGACCTTGCGATCCTTCGCTGTCGCCCCGGCACCCTTGATGAGCTGCGCCGTGTACATGTGGATATCGAAGTCGGTGCCGCCGGACACGAACCCGGCCTTCATCTTCTTCACGTCCGCGAGCGCCGCCAACACGCGCATCTCAATCGCCTGAAAGTCCGTGCTGATGATCACGTGCCCAGGATCAGCGAGCACAGCGCGGCGAATCATCCAATCGGACGAAGGCAGCGTCTGTGCGGCAAGGTCACCGCTGATAGACATGCGACCCGTGCGCGCCTGAAGGGTGTTGATCATCGGATGGATGCGCCCGGACGGATCAACATTGGCCGCAAACCGGTCGGCGTACGTCGTCACCCACTTGCCGGCGCGCTTGCTGCGAAGGACAGCGTCAGCGAGAGGGTTAGGGGCGCGCGACCCAATCGGTTTCCAGTCCCGGTCAAGGTCGGCGAGCCGCAACAGGACAGCCTTGTCAACCTTCAGCGCCCCGCCGTCAGTACGGTCAGTCAGCGTCTCGCCCATGGCTAGCAGCGCCTCGGAAACCTGAGCGCCGGAGTTCACCGAATCGACGCCGTAGCGCGCGGCAATGGTCAGGTGCTTCGCCTCGTCTTCGCGCAGCATCCGACGCAACGTGTCGACGTAGTCAAGGTCCAGCACGAGCCCGGCACGCTGCATGTGGGCGCACATGTGGGCAATCTCGTGCTCATAGTCCACAAGCGCCGGCCGGACACCCAGCCGCTCATGCTCGCGGTCAAGCATCGGGTTCAGGCGCGCCGTGTAGATCACGTCCAAGCCCGCGTACAAGTTGTAGATGGGGTGCCGAAGGTCGATACCCGCCCACCCGGTTGCCTTCGTCAGCCCCAGCGAACGGAAGACCGCCGTCAAGTCGCCTTGCGTGTCCGGTGCCGACGGGTCGATGTAGTGCGCGCTCAGCGGCTTCAGGCCGGTACCGATGCCACCTTCCATGGGCTGACGCGGGTCGATGAGCGTTGCCTTGATCTTCGTGTCCGTTGTGCGCGGGGCAAGCGATTCCAGCGACACACCCGCGTGCGCGTCCAACACAAGCCAGTCGAACAGCGCGTTATGGATCAGGAAGCGCGGACAGTGGCGGAGCACGTACTGAGCCGCCTCAACGAACCGGCCGCCCAGCTCGTAATGGATGACCCAGGCTTCGTCCGCTGTGCCGAACTGCACCGTGCGGAGCCGATAGCCGGCCGAATAGATATCGAGCCCGGTCGTCTCCGTGTCCAGCGCAAGCACGGGCTTGTTGCGCGCCCAATGCATGAACGTGCGAAGGTCGGCGTCCGTCTCCGGCACATAAACCGTGATCGGTTCGCCGTTGACGCCATGGCTGTAATGGATCATGAAAAAACTCCCCTCGTGACGTGTGCCACGAAGGGAGTCGGTGACGTGCTACGAGTCCTTGCCGAAGATGCCCGGACCAACGGCAACCGGCGCGTCAGCCATCTTCACGCCAACCAATGCGATGCCCTTGTTCGTCTTCTTCTTCATCACGTTGCGCTCTTCCATGGCGCCGTAAAACGCCTTCCGCGACCACACCTCCTTGCGCTGCAACCCCTCAGCCTCGCACCAGTCCGTGTAAGCCGTGTACGCGTCAGCGCCCGGCAACACAGCTTCGTCGTCAGCCTCTTCAAGCACCCCCGGAAAGAAGCCGGCAAGCGCATCGGACGTTGCCCGGTACTCCCGCGTGGCCGCGCTGATGGACTCAGGGTCACGAAGCCCGTTCGCGTACCACTCGACAGCACCACGCACAGCCCAGGCCACAATGCCCGCCGACTCAGCGCGAAGCTTCCGATCAAGGTCATAGTCACGCTCGTGGGGCGCGAAGTACCGCGTGAAAGGAATCAGCTTCACGCGCCGCCACAGCCCCTCATCCTGAGACTTAAAGCGCGGCTTATGGTTCGTCGCAAGCATGATCAGGAACGTGGGTGCGAAAGTGAAAAACTCCTGTCGCAGGAAACGCGCCGTGACCTTGTCCTTACCCGTAACGCGCTTCAGCACAGCCTCCGACATGGGCTTGCCCGACTCGCCTTCGGACGCCATGACGAGACGAGCACCACGCAGCGCAGCAAGATCGTTCGGGATACCCCCGCCGCTGCCCTTGTCCTCGAACGTGGCGAACGGAGTCGTCTTCGTGATCCGGCCGAACACGTCAGTCAACGTCTCCGTGAACACGGACTTGCCGTTCGCGCCCTTGCCCCACAGCACAGCGAAGCACTGTTCCGACGTGTTGCCCGTGATGCCGTAGCCGACCAGCCGGCGCACATAGTCCGCAAGGTCGGCGTTGTCCGGGAAAATTTCGGTGATGAACTGTTCCCAGCGAGGCGCCTGAGCGTGCGGGTCGTAGTCGACAGGCAGCGTCACCGTGAGCATGTCTGACTTCTCGTGCGCACGCATCTTGCCCGTACGAAGGTCCACCACACCGTTCGCAAAACTCAACAGGTGCGGCTTCGCGTCGAATTCCTCAGCATCGACATACACGCTGGGGACGCTGCGCAGCTCCTCCAACAGGTTGTTGATCTTGCTCGTCATGGTGAAGCCGCGCGCTTCCTTCGTGTAGCCGGCGAAGACAAGTGCTGCGCCCATGGCGTGAATTTCCTGACGGACACGCGTTGCCGACTTCACCCACGTCACGCCGTCCCACACGAAGTACCCCAGCCCAGGCGCGAACTTGATACGCCCGTCCGTCCACGCAACCAGCGCATACGCGTTCATGGCGTCAGCGTCTTCGCCGTACGTGTTGACCAACTCACCCAGGATGCGCGCAGCCTCCGCACCCATATCCACGGTGATGGCAGTAGCACCCGTCCGCTCAGCCACCTCAGCCTTACGGTGCGCAGCCTCGGCAACCGCACGCTCAATGACCGGCGCAGCGATCTTTACAGCGTGGTGGAAGGACGAAGCGAACACATCAGCCGACGAAGTCTCAACCGTGTACTCACGCCAACGAGTTACGTCGGTCTTCGGTCCCAGGTCCGGAATCGGCAGCGCGAAAACCTCAATACCGAACGGCTTCAGACCTTCGGCAAGCGCACGATTGAAACGCTGCCCGGCTTCGTCGTTGTCCCCAGCGGCAATGACCTGATAACCCTCCAAGCCGGCAGCAAGCTCAGCGAGAAGATCAGGGCTTCCGGCAAGCTGCGCGCCACGGATACACACAGCGTCATAGCCCAGCGCGGCAACCGTGAGCCCATCGCCCGGCCCCTCAGACACGACGACGACGCCATACCCGGCTTCGCCCCGGAAAACGCCGTACTGCGCCCACCGCTGACCCTCAGGGTTGCTCAGGCTCAGCCACCGCCCCGGACACTTACCGGAAAGGTCACGCCCCTGAGCGCCACGCGTCACGCCGTCGAAGCTATCCAGCGGAACCACGAGACGCGGGAAGCGCAGAAACGACGACGACAAGAACGACGGAAAGTTGTCATCCACAATCGTCGGGTTGGCAGGGGTCGACTTGAGCCCCAGGCGCTCCGCAGTCTCGTGGTCGACACCGAACCGATCGGCAGCGTACGCGGCGGCTTCGTAGGTCAGCCCTCGACTGTCCAGCCACATGCGGAGCCGCGTCACCGGGGCGCCCGTCACCATCTTCGGAGCCTCACGCGAAACCGTGTTGCCTTCGCCCGTGGCGTGGAACAGGTCAGCCCACCGGAGCCCAGCAGCGGCAACCACGTCACCCGTGTCACAGCCCGCCCGGCACGTAAGGCGCACCTTGTCGTCATCACCACGCCAAACGCGCAGCGACGGGCGCGAGTCGTTGTGAGCCGGACACACGGCAAGATAGCCGCCGTCCGCCTCTTCGCTGACTTCCTTGAAGCGCCCCAGGATCTCTACGAACTCCACGGTGGTTCCCTTCTCTCGTCCTTCGCGGGCTCAGAAGGGAGTCGGTGACCTGCCGGCTTCGGACCGAACGTCAGCGACCACTCAGCAAGCGTCTTCGCACCCTTCGACAGATTGCACTTCGCGCACGCCGGCACCATGTTGTGCTCAGCGTCAGCGCCGCCCTTGCTCAGCGGGTGGACGTGGTCAAGGTGCTCAGCGCGCGCGTCACAGTAGGCGCAGCGGTAGCCCCAACGGCGCATGATCGCCGCCCGGCTGTACTCCGCATGTTCGACCCCGTACGCCGTTGCCCGCCGCTTCTGACTCAGCGTGTGGCGCTTGTCCGGCGGAAGCTTCCGGTAATAGTCCTTTATGTACCCCTTCCGGCGCCTGTTCCGGCACGGCTGACACGGGCACTTCGGCTCATGCGCCACGACGCACCCCCGTAACCACCTCAGCGCCACGCGCAATAGCTACCGTCAGCGCGTCCGCATACCGCGCCCAGTCCTTCCGCTGCGGGGCATCAGCGTGCACAAACACAACATGCGTGGCGTCTGCCGTTCGCACATCCCCAATGGCCGGCGCAGACTCCGCCGTAATGAACAGTCCCTTACGCATCCATACCTACTCACCGTGAGTGCCATAAACACGACGAACCCCCTACGGCGCATTGCCATAGGGGGCCAGTCGTCATCCGTCTTGTTCGCCGGTCACATTGCTGCGCAGCAAGCGCACATGTTCCGTGCCTATCCACTCCTTGCGGAGCGTCTTGCGCTCGTCCAACCCGCTGCGCGACTCAACGCCCGTCGGCTGAACGAGAAGGAACGGGATGCGCTTGCCGAACGCGTAACGAATCTCAATTTCCCGAATGATCGCGTCAGCAGCGCGCGTGCCGTTCCCGCATCGCGTGGCGTAGTTGATCAAGTCACCTTGATACAGGGCTTCCCCCGCATAGTCGGTGACGGTTCCGCGCTTAGCCACGGACGCCAAACTGAAGATGCCCCGTCAGCGTCCGGTCCACCGCACTGCGATACCAACCGACCCCAGCAGCCTCAAGTGCGCGCAGAACCGTCTCAGTGTCCTTGCGGGCGGACATGTCGCGACTACCACCCACACGCCCCAGCAGCGACGCGACGGCAAACGCCTCATCCGTGGTCAGCGTCAGCGTGAACGTCACGGTCTCAGTGGTGACGCGCTCAACGTTCTTCTTGGCCTTGGCCATATGTGTCTCTCCGTTCCGCGCGTTAGCGCTAGTGGTATTCCGGATCGAAGTCGTCAGCGGTAGGGACGCCGAAGCGCACCCGCCGTTCATGAATGACGTGCGCGCGGTAGGACGGGTGGAAGTTCCAAAGGGGCTGACGAATTGTGTTGTCAGTGGCCACTCTGAGTGCCGCCCGTACTACGCGCGCATGCGCATCACTCAGCATCTGCGCCGGCGTACGCGCGGCCAATGTTGATGTTGGGCTTCGTGTACGAAACAAGCTTGTTCCGCATCGGCCCCTTCTTCGGCGTGTATTCGACGTACTCCAGCTCCAGCGAACCGGTCGCCGTGTCGCCCACGTTCTCTAGCGCGCCCTCAGACTCGTGAATGACCTTGAAGAGCGTCCAAGAGCCGGTAGCGAACTTGAACTCACCAAGCTCCGGCGCGTCAGCAAGGCGGAACGTCACGGCAATTGCCGGGTTCGGCCCCTGGTAGTCCTTCGCCGCCTGCTTCCGCTCAGCAAACAGCGTGGGGCACCCGCATTCGGCACCGATCATCTCGTCATTGCTGGGGTGGCTCAGGAAGTTGAAGCCGTCGCAGTGGTGGACAAGCTTGCCGTTGATCCACTGCTTCATGTCCCAGTAAATGCCGTCCTGCGCGATGATCACCGGGACCTTCGCCGCCGTGGTGAAGACGTCAATGAAGTTCTCAGACGCCGACTCGTCATTCTCAACGGGCTCACCGCCGAAGAGCCCAGCCACCGCGTCAGCAACGGCCTTGTCACCGGTCGAAAAGCGCCACTCAGACAGCGCGACGGGAAGAACCTTCTTCGTCTTCTCGTCAAACTCCGAATAGCCGGAATGCAGCCGGCCAACGGTGTCATCCGAGTAGGAAACCCGCTCCTTCGGCTTGTTCTCTTCGTCCTTCGCCCAAATGCTCTTACGCGCCATACGTGGGATCTCCCTTGCCGGGGCGGGCAAGAGGGATTCGACACCTCTCACCCGCCCGATTACTCCTGTCTCTTGCTGTGAAGGGAGTCGGTGACGTGGCCGGCAGGGTGCTACGCGGCGGCAAGCAACGCGCTGGGGTCACCGCTGGGACGGACGTCGGTCATACGGCACGGCGTACCGAAGTCACCTTCCTCAATGACACCGTCCCCGCTGAAGCTGCGCAGTGTCGCAACCCGCTGATCGGCGTCAACCTTGTCCGTGTACGGACCCCACACCTTGCCGGCCGGGTACTCAAACGTGGCAACGGTCTGCACTACTCGGTACATGCCCACTCGCTTTCGGTTGGTTGCCGACCACGAAGGGCGTCGGTGACTTGGCGCAGCAACGCAGAAAACCCCCCAGCGCCCTTGTGCGGCACTGAGGGGTTCCGGGTGGCCCGTGGGCCCGGCAGGGTGCTACTTGCGCTTCAGGTTGGCACCCAGGATGCCCAGCAGCGAAAGCACGCCCACGGCGAACAGCGAGTCAATGAAGCCCACCGCCGGCACCGAAGCGTTGTAGCCGTGCCACACGCCGACATAGATCATGAGCGCGAACGCCGAAGCGCACAGCCCCAGGACCGACAGCACGAACGCCACCACGAACATCTTCAGAAAGTCGAGCAAGGGATTCTCTCCTTCAGTCGGTTGCACGTACCACGAAGGGAGTCGGTGACTAGCCCCCGCAGCTACCGCACAGACCAGACTTCTGAGGGTTGCAAAGACAGTTCGGACCGCTCATGCGCGCTTCACTTCCTTACTGCCGTAGACCTTGTCCAACTTTGCGGCGAGCTTGGCCAGTGTCGGGTACGCCGTGAGCTTGAACGGCTCAGCCAGCGCCTCGGACACCTCAGCCATAACGTCCATGGCGTCTTCCTTGGTCAAGTACACGCAGTACGGCTGACGTGTGGACGTCTTCCGGTAGGCATTCACGGCTTCACCTCCTTCACGGGGCTGTCACCCAGCACAGCGCGCACGGAATCCTCGTGTGCCCGCCGCTCCATGATCACGTTCTTCGCGCGCTGAACGGCAATGGCCGGCGCAACGTCGTCAACCCAGGGGCGGAACTCGTCCAACAGCACGGAGCCGACAAACGTCTTACGCCTTAGCTGCACCCGCACTTCAGCGTTGCGCAGGGGCCACTGCCCAGGCTTGACACGCCAGAAGTCAGCCACGGCTACGCCTCCTTCACGTGGTCAGGCACCGTGCCGTCAGCCTTGCGCAGCACCATGGACATGTACCCCAGCGCGCTGCGTCCGTAGCTGTCATAGTTGGACGCCGTGACGTGCAACATCGGCGTGCCGCGCTCTGTGAAGTACACCGTGCCGATCTTCAGGTTGCCCGTGCTCGTGGCCCCCGACACGACGTAGTCACCCGCTTCAAGGGGCACGCCGAACGAATCGCGATACGTCATCAGCGCGCCCTCCGCTGCGTACCCGTCACAAGCTTGCCGGTCGCCTTCCGCGCAATGGGCTTCCCGATCACCTTCCGCGACAGCTCACGGTCCCAATCGAACGTGCCCCGAAGCCGCAGGAACTCCGCGAACACGTCATCACCCGTGTCGACAGGCTTGAAAGCCCACGTCTCGTCCGTGATGTGGAGCACCGCAGCGCCGTCGAACTCCGGCAGGGGCTCAGCGTTGCCGTCAGGGTCAAGGACGTAGTCAGCGCGCTCGTACGCGGCAAGCTGAAGCGCAACGTCCGGGTAAGTGTTCTTGCCCGTCTTCCAGTCGCCCAGGATCAGGTGCCGCACGCCGGAACGGTCAGGGGTCGGGTTGCCATCCGCGTCCAGCCACACGTACAGCCACACGTCGAACGAGCCGGCGTACCCGTACGTGTCCGACCACACCACGTCCTCAGCGCGGACGAACTCCGGGTTCACCGCCTCAAGGAACTCGTGGAAGTGCTTGCGGTACGGCTCCATATCGGGCGACACGCGCACCACGTACTGACCGCGCGAGTTCAGCTCAGTGAAGCCGCCTTCGCCGCGAATCATGCGCTCGAACATGTCATGGGCTTCGGAGCCGATATCAGCGCGAATCTTCGTGTACCGGCGGGCAGCGCCCTTCAGGTAATCAACGACGCTTTCGCGCCCGGCACGGGCCAACATGTCAGCGATGAAGTTGAGCGAATCAGCGGCAAGCTCTGCGGTCAGCTTTGCTTGCCACGGGGCTAGAAAGTTCTGCTTTGGCAGCATGCCCAGGATGGACGTCACGCCAGGATGGACACGTTCCCGGTCTTCCGGGTGGACGTAGAAGCGGGACCCGCTTCGATAGATAGTGCGCACCTTCGGCAAGGTGGCTCCCTTCATAGTCGTCTCTCTCGACATGAAGGGAGTCGGTGACCGGTGACGTTGTGACGAAGTGCTGCCGACTCTGGATTACCTATAGAGTTTCTTTATGTGAATCTAGAAAATGAGTCACAACGTCACTTCATCACTCGCCCCAGGTCAGAAGCCTTGCCGCTGTGCTTGGACGTGACGAAGCCCCGACCCTAGGCGCTGATCGGGGCTCCGCAGTGGTGCGCTCTTACTCGCCGTTCTCTTCCGCCGGCACGAGCGCGCTCAGGTCAAGCTCGAACGCCTCCGCTGCTTCCCTGATCAGGCTGTACAGGTCCGACTTCACCTTGCGCTTCTGCGCCGTGCTCTTGACCTTCGCGAACCGCTTGCCGGCCGACTCAAGATCCTTGCGCAGCTTCGCCACCGCCTCAGTCGTGCGCTCCGCGTCGGTCTTCTCCTTGACGTCGAGCGCCGGAAGCACGTCAGCGGGAAGGTCCGCCCGAAGATCGCTGATGGCGGCCTTCAGCTCCTCCACCCGTGCGCCGTTGCCCGCGTCTTCGGCCGCCTCAAGTTCCTTCGCATGCTGCTGGATCTTCTCGACGCGGCGATTGAGACGCATCTGCTCAGTGCGGCCACGCAGCGGAAGTTCAACCCCATGGTCGGCGTACAGCGCGCGGATAGCGGACTCCGGCGTCAGCTCCTTGTCAGCCTCAACGGCGTCAGCGGCAGCGGGGAAGATCTCCCGCAGAAGCTCGATGTCCTCACGGGTATAGCCGCGCAACCAGTCAACGAGAACGTCACTCGCCTTGTTCTGCGTGGCCTTGATCAGCGAAGCATGGGCGGCACGGCGCTCGACGTCGTCTTCGCTGACACCCTTGAGTGCGTCGTCGTACACCTTGCTGGCGGCGTTGCGGGTCGCCTTCATGCGCCACGGGATATCCGGCAGGCCCGTCTCAGGGTCAACCATGTTCTGACGGATCGTCAGGAGAACGTTGGCCACCACTTCGCCGGCAGAAGTCAGCTTCATGCCGGCTTCGGTGCCTTCGCGCATCTTCTCGACGCCGACCGCAATGAGTTCGGGCACGTGCGCCCACTTCATCGGGTCATCACTGATCGTGGCCACCTCAGCGGCGGGTGCGGGCTCCGGCTCCGGCTTCGTGGTCGCCACCTCGTACGCTTCCCGCGCAGCCTTCCGCAGTGCCGTACGCTTCGCCGTCGGAAGCTCGCGGATCTTCGTCTCAGCCTCAGCCTTCAGGTCAGCGGCAAGCGTGGCCGCGCCTTCGTCATCCGGCTTGATCTCCTTGATTTGATCGATCGTCGCGTGAACGTCGCTGATCAGCGCGTCAACGTCGGCGTTCGCTGCCTGAGCCGGCGCGGCTTCGGTCTTCTTCTTCGGGGGCATGTCGTCTCCTGTCCGGGGAAAGCTGTAGCTCTCACCCGTGTCACGGTTGCTGATCGTGAGGGTGACGGCACTGTCGCGAAGCTGTGCGGCCTTCACGATTTCATCCGCCAGGTACTCGGCACGCTCCGCCGTATCGAACGGACGGTTCTGCTCAGCCTGTCCGGCGTACTGGAAAGTCAGGCGCCACGGTAGGCGCTCACCCTTCTTCGGCATGTCGTCCCCTTCTCGATTCAGTCACCCTATCGGAGTGATCTTGTCGCGTCCAACGCACTCACCGTGAGTAGGACCGAGAACTGAAGGCTACTCACGTGAGTGGGTTCGCACAACCCGGAACGCAAAAATGCCCCGCACCAACCAACCCGAAGGCCAGTCAGTGCGGGGCAAGTTGCTAGGTCCGGGGGAGAAGGAGACTGTCAACGATCGCGTCCAAGTCGCGCAGCGTCCCTGTGTTGGCAATGGTCATGTCCGTGATGTAGTCGGCTAGCTCAGTCTCGCTTGCGTGCCTGCCCGCGTCGCCGGCCAACCCAGCGTTGGGGCGCGTCACCCGCACGAGGACAAAGCCACGCTCCAGCAGCCAACGCGCCTCGTTCTCGTACCGGACGTCAGTCACGACAGCCGGCAGGCTCAGGCGATTCGCAGCGTCGATAGCCGGGCGTGCCGCACGCACCCAGAAGTCAGGGTCAAGGTCGCGCACGGTCTGCCCGTAGTCCTGAAGGAAGCGGCGAACTTCCGTGTACTGCTTCGCGCCCTCCCAGCCGTGCTCACGCACAACGTCCGACAGTCGAATTTGCCGGTACGCGGTAGGTCCCGCCCACACCTCAACGTATGGGTCAACCTTCAGCGCCGCCTCCTTCAGCCGGTCCGCGAACGCCACCCGCTGATAGCCATGACGCTCCGACAGGCGGTTAGCTACGCTGTCCTTCCCTGCGCGCGCACGCCCGATAAGCCCCACATGCCGGTACCGGATCATGGTACGAACTCCCTTCGCTGAGTGTGTTGCCACCCAGGAAGGGAGTCGGTGACCTACGCGCCCAGGAACAGGCGCACCACCCGGACCACTTCATCAGTGGGGAACCCAGGGAAATACCGGGCGACGAACGGCAGCGCGACCAGCACGCCCGATCCCACCTTCCGCCGATGCACCCACACAAACGCCGCAGCACCCAGCGCGAGCGCCTTCACGCCCGTAGTGCCTACGCTGTGCTCACCCATTTAGCCTCCAATTGCCTTAGTGATCGTGATTCCTGCGCTGACAAGAGAACCGATAAGCGCCGTAGGTACGGCGTACTTCCAGCGCTCCACACTGCGGAGACGCGTTTCGTGATCGTCCATCGCTTTGGAAACCTCAGCGTTTGACTGGACCAGCGAGCGCACGTCATCCCGCAGACCAACGATTTGGTCATAGATTTCACGCGCGCTGATGGTTACTCCCAATGGCTCTTGGTCAGCCACGGTGCCGCCTCCTAGACGTTCGGCACCTTCAGGGCATCCCACGTGGTCTTACCGGGTGGCCACTCAGCGGACTTGCCCGTGAACCCGCACTTCCGCTGCCACGCCTCGTACGAAGCCTTATCGCCGGAACCGATCGTGTCGGGGTCGGAGCTCGACTTGTAGCGGCTGCAACCCACAGCTATGAGCCGCTTACGCATGGCGAGAACGATGGGAGACTTCCGGCCCGTCTTGAACCACGCAGCACCAGGGAACGGCTCGTACTTCGGCTTGGCCGGCACGGCAGGCTTCGGCGGAACCACAAGCGCCTTCGCGCGCTTCAGAATCTCCGGAAGCTGCGCCACGATCTTCGAGCCGGGGCAAGACGTGTGACCGCCCCAACCCGAACCGCCCAGCGCGTGATACGCCAGACCCTTATCGCTGGTCGACGCGGCAAGCTGAAGCGGCACACCGTGAGTCTTGTGAGCCCAGGCGAGCACCTCAGCGCAGCGGGTCACCTGCGCGTCCGTCAGCGTGTCACCGCCCTGCCCCTCGTTCTCGACGCTGAGCCAATCGCGGTTACCGCCTGCCTGCGCCCAAGCACGGTCCTTCGTGTCAACCCACTGATACAGCGCGCCGGTCTTGCCCGTACCGAAGTGGCTCGACGCCTGAGCCTTCGGGTTGCGGAACCACGAGTCGGTGCCTGCCAGCGTGCCGGCCATGATGTGAATGACCACACCACGCACCGAACTCTGCCCGTTGACCGTGAAGTTGACGGGAATCGGGCGCCAAGTAGCGCCAGTCATACGAGACATGTTGAGCCTTCCAATGAAAAGGGGCAGGCAGCGCGCAATGCACCACCTGCCCCACGTATGGGAGTTACGCGCCGGAGTCGAGCGGCGAAAGGTTCGGAGACGTAGACGTGTCAGTCACGGTTCCCTGACCAAGCCAATCGTTGCCGTACCGACGGACGTTCGTGCCGGAAGTGATGTTCAGCGCAAACGGCGCCTCGGTCCCGCTGCCCGCCTTCGCGTACGTGTTGCCCGTGATCGCGATTCGGTCCACGCTGGTCGACACCCGGTAGCCGGCAGCAGCCGAATCCCCCGCATTGCCAGCGCCGCGCACGAAGTTGTTCGACCACTTGATGTAGCTACCGCCGATGGCGTAGATACCGTTACCGCCAGCCGTGGTCACGTTGTTGCCCGTGATCGCCATCTCGGTGCACGTGTCCATCGTGATGCCAGAACCGACGCAGTCGTGCACCCTGTTGCCCGACACAGCGGCACCCTGCACGTTGAACAGGCTGATGCCCGTCCCAGCGACACCATGCGTGACGTTGCCCGTGATGGTCACGCGGTAAGCCCACATGACACGAATGCCGTTCTGCCCGCCAGACGAACCACGAATCACGTTGCCCGTAATGGCTACCAGGATTGCGCGACCAGTCGTCTCGCCTTCCACGATGATCTGTTCGTTCAGCGCACCACCGTCGCGCATGTTGTTGTTCGCAATGACGTAACCCCATGCCGTCTGCGAAGCATTCGTCTGAACACCCGAAGTGTTCAGCGTGTCGTTCGGTCGCGCTGTATCGAGCGTCCGAATAGCAATGCCGGCGCCGCACGCGCGCATGGTGTTACCCATGATCACAACGTCTTCCCAGGAATAGCCCCGGATCGCGTGCGCTGACAGGCTTTCAAACATGCAGTCGACAACGTGAATGCGGCGGTGCCAGCGGCCAACCGTGCCGGAGTGCGAACCCACACCACGCGGCCAGGGAATCGTGCCGGGCGTGTCCGAGGCACCGAAGTAGCAGTCACGCACAACGACGTCCTCACACGGCGTCTGGTCATACGGGCCGAACCCGCCGAAGCTTGCCGAATCCTTCGCAAGGTCCATCTGAATAGCCTCGGACGATGCACGGCCGCCCGGATCAACATAGCCGCGAAACGTACAGTTAATGATCTGTGCGTGCTTCGTCGAGTTCAGCTCAATACCGTGGAAGCCGGGAACATCCCGAACCTCAAGGTCTCGAATCGTGACGTGCGCAGCGTGACCGATCGAGATGCACATTGCGTTGCCGGTCATGCCGGGCGTGGTGGCGCGCATATTCCATAGCCCGCCCTCAATCGTAATGTTCCCGTTCCCGGTATACCCGCCCAGAGACTGACCCAGGTCACCGTTGAGAATCATCGTGCCGCCATGATTCCGACGGAACTCAGCGCCAGCGGCCAGCGTGAGCCGAGTGTTCGCGTAAATGCGCAGCGTGGCACCGATCAGATACGTACCCGGTGGAACGAGCACCCAGGCGCCGCCCCTGTCACGCGCATCATTGAGCGCAAGCTGAATAGCCTGATCGGCGTTCGCAAGGCCGGACGAGTCGGCGCCGTAGTTCGTCACCATGAAAAACGACTTCTGATTCATGGACTCCAACCGGCCGGCAGTAATGTCCATGCCCGGCAGCCACTGTTCAATGGGCTGAGCAACCAAGAGAACCCCTTAGAGAGAAGCGATAGCACGGCGCGCAAGGGCCACGGGTTCGCCGGCCGGATGAGGCTTGACGACACCGTTCGCGCTACGCGTCACGTTGAATTTCTGAGCGTTCGTAATTTGGATATCGTCGAACGGGACAATCACAGGCAGCGCGTTCGTGTTCGCCGTAACAACCACGCTCCGAAGCCCCGGACTACCCACCGCAGGAACGGCAGCGTCAGTGTCCGTCGCCGTCACCATCCACCCGGCAGGCTCAGCGCCGGACGCATTCCACACCTTCGCGTAAAGCTGCGCCCCCTCCACGCGAAAACGCACCATGTACGAATTACCGGCCACGTGCGGAATGGTTCCCGTCTGCGTGGCGAGCACGCTCTCAGCGGGGTTCCGCTTACGTAGCGATAGCTGCGCCGTGCCCGTGATGGAAAAGAACACGCGCGCAAAGTAGTAATTCGTAGCAGCCGCATTCGAGCGGAGCATGAAAAACGTGTACATGCCGTCACCCGTAGGCATGATCGGCATGGTTACCTTCGTCAGTAGCTCAGCGTCGGCTAGCTGAATACTGTCCACCTGCGTGATGTGGAAGATGTTGCGCGAGTTGTGCACGTGCCGGCCAGTGTTCGACGCAACATCAAAGTCAGCGGCAGCACCCGACTTCACAACCCAGGGCTGACCCGTATCCGCTGTGCCCCAGCCCCCAGCGGCAACCGTCCGCGTGAACGTGTCAGACAGCGCGCTAGTAATGGAGTTAACCGTCATGCGCTCCCCGCCGGCAGTCACATCAAACGGGAACTCAGCCGGGTTCGTGACCCACTGCGAACCGGCAGTCACCTGCGTCACGAGCGCAGTATCAGACGTGCCGGCAGGCGTAGCTAGGACCGTGCCGTCAGTGTCAGCCTTGACGTTGCCAACCTGCGCCACATCCCACGGGCCACCGGGCGAACAGTTGAACGTGATCTCCCAGCGGTACACGTCAAGCGTCTCGCTGTAGCCCTCAACGATCAGGTCAACATCCTCGTGTGACAGCCACGCCGGCAGGTCCGTGAGCCGGATCATGTCGCCCACACGCAACGCGAGAATCTGAGGAATCAGCACCTCAGCCCCCGGCTTGTGCAGCATGACAGTCACGGTCGGATACCGGGCACCGTCATACGTGCCCAGATGCAACAGCCAATTCGCCATGGGCTCCGGCTGGGTGTCGTCGCCCAACGACAACGTCACCTGTTCGTCATAGACACCGATGCCCAACGGCGGAGACTGCACCGACAGCGGACCTTCGGCCAAATACGCACGACCAGCGGAGCCTCCGTCACGCTGCACCACGATGTCATTCCGCACCGCGCTGTCGTCGTCGATAGGCTCCAACCCAGGCGCCAACCCAGGGGAGTTGTACGACAGTGTCAGCGCCGGCTCCTGCGTGTACATGCTCGCCCGGTCACGGAAGGCAAGGCCAACACGGTTCCGGGTTTCGAGAATGAACCCGCCATCAGCCTCAGCCGCAGACTCAACCAAGTTGATCAGCGTGTCCGGCCGCTGAGGACCGACGCGCGCTGACGTGATGTCCTGCCCGTGAATCCGCTCGACCGGAACGTTTTCTTCAACGCCCAGGCGCAAAATCCGGTTCCACGCGGTATCGCCAACGAACGCATCGTCGGAGTAGTCATAGATGGTGGAGCCGGCAACCGGCAGCACCGACAGATGACCGATGCCCCAACCCTCCGTGCCCGCACCCCACTGCGCACCGATGTTATTCAGGCGCCCAGCGGTACCCGTCAGTTGCTGCGTGTAGCCGTACCATTCGCCGCTCGTGTCCTGCCAACCGATGCGGAAGTTGAACGTGCCGTCGCCGTTGTCCTTCGCCCAAAAGCGGAGCCGCATCCATTCGTTGAGCACGTCACCGGGCGTGAACGTGTGGAACACCAAGTCATTGCCGGCAGCGTCATAGCCCCAGACACGCCACATGGCATCGCCCTTGTGGACACCCAGAATCCAATTCCGCACAGTGCCGTTCGGAGACGAGAACCGGATCACTTCCGCGTGCGGCTCCGTGAACTCCGGCGCCTTCCCGTACGCGTTGTACACGAACTCCACATGCCACTCACCCGAAGGCGCTACCGGCACCGGGGCTGACATGGCACCAGACGCCTTAAGGCGGGGCAAAGCCTGAGAGGATGGAAGGTCATCAGCGGAAGCCCACTCGACGCCGCTGACCGACGCAGAATCCACACCCGCGATAGGCGAGTACGCGCGCGTGGCGTACTGCGATTCCTCCATGGGCCAGTACGCGATGGGGTCGCCCGACGGGATACGCCGCCTCAGCGTGGAATCGAGCGCCTTCAGCCCCTGCCCCAGCCGGCGGAGAATGCCGTTCGCCTCCACGGGCACGTACACGTCCGACTCGTCCGGCGTCCACTTCTGCGGCCACGACGAAACCTCACCGACGAAGCGGTCGTCACGGTCCCGGATCTCAGCGCCGCCGGCCATGGTCCACACACAGCCCGCACCGTCAGTGAACGACGTCGTGCCCGCTGTCTGCGCGGTGAAGTCCGGGTTGGCAACGATCGTTCCGCCGATGCCGGCTCGTACTTCGAACTTGTAGCCCCGTCCGATGAACGGCTTACGTGCGGGCTTCGCCGTGGTCAGATCCGACGGGCCGACCTTCAGCGGAGCCGACGTGTTGACGAGCACCACCGCACCGGCAATGACCGTGTCGGGACCGAGCTGCGTCCACGGGCCGGCAATGGAAGGCGCCGTGTACCAACGGACCGTGCGCCCAAAATTCCCGTTGTCAGCGTCGAGCGTCACACGGACAGCGCCACGCTCCGGAATCTCTTGCAGCGAGCGGGTATACGACCAGACGTTCGTAGGCGAACCCGTCAGGCTGTGCTGAAAGTTGAGCACACCCTGATACACCTTCAGGAACCACGAGCATTGGTTACCCGCCGGCTCCCATTTGCCAATGATCATCTGATTGTCGGGACCGTACCAATTGGGCGATATCTCGGCCCGAATATCAATGTCCCCCGGAATGTCCAGCGGCCCAGAATCCGGCGTCGAAACGAAACTGTTCGGGTCACCAACCAAGTTGAGATAGTTGCCAGGCGCCGGCACAGAAACCCGCATCTGAGTGTTGCGGCCGATCTTCCCGTACAGGTCGGACATGGCATTGCGCGGGCTGTAGCGCCCGCCCTTGTTATTCAGCGTCAGCGACAGGCGGGCAGGGTCAGCGGACTGCCCTTGGTCACGCTTCCCGTACGTGATCTGTTTAGCGTCGCGCACGTAGACGTCAGAGCTAATGTCCGACCACACGCCGCCTAGCAGTAGCTCAGTACGAATGTCCAGCGGAAAGACCACTGACCCACCCCTCTATCAGTAACCGAACGCAGTCTGCACGTTGCCGCGCCCCTGCGTCTTAACGATGCGGCGGATTAGCCGCTTCATGTCCTCGTCCGACCCCGTGACGTCGAGCGCCAGGCGCTGATCAGTGCGGGTCGCAGAACGGAACACACCCTGCGGGTTAACGTCCATGGCCATGCCCGGCAGATCACCCGTAAGCCCCTGAAGCTGCGAACGCAGTGCAGGAACCGACCGGTCAATACCAGCCATAAAGCCACCGATAACCATTCGGCCGGCAGGCGTAAGGATCTTCTTGTCAAGCGACTCCGGACCCTTCCAACTTGTGAGGCTGGACGTCAGGTCACCAAGCTTGCTCTTGACAGAACCGAACATCGAGCTGATGCCGCGAATGAACCCACGGATCAATTCGATACCGGCGTTCTTCAGCGCACCGCCAAGGTTGCCCAGCGCCGTCTTAGCCTTGCCGGGAAGTTCCCGCACCTTCGCTACAGCCTTAGCGATCCAGTCACCGGCAGCGTCTAGGAACCGGTTACCCGCCTTCTTCATCAACTCCCACAGCTTGCTACCCAAAGGCGCGAGCGCGTCAACGACCTGACCGGGGAACTTGATAACTAGGTCCTTCATAAACTGAAGGGCGCCGGTAACCGCCTTCTTTGCCAACTCCCAGGCACCCGAAAAGTCACCGCTCAGCAGTGCGGCGATAGCTTGAAGCGCCGGAACGACAACCGTCGTGATGAGCTGCGCAATTTCGTTACCGAGAATCATTGCCAACTGTCCCACAAGGGCAATAATCGGCGTCAGGATCGGGACGAGCGCCGTGATTACCTGCCCCAACGCGTCAAACAGAGGCACCAGCGCGGTAATAATCGGCATAAGCGCCGGCAGAAGCGCAATGACAAGTTGCATAATCGGCGGGATCAGCGGCATAACCGCCTGCAACAGCGCCAAAATCGCGTCAACTAGCCCATCAAGCACCGGTCCCAGCGCGGCAATCACCGGCATAAGCGCGGAACCGAGCTGCGCAATGATCGGCCCCAGGCCATCGAGAAGTTTTGCCAGCACCGGGCCGGCGAACTTCAGGATCTGCCCCAGTAGCTGACCGAGAACGGGGAGGATTCCGCCAATTGCGCCGAACAGCGAACTCAGCACACCCCCGGCCTCACCGAGACCAGCCGACAAACCACTGAACAGCCCACCGAGCCCCTGACCCAGCGCACCGAGCCCCTGAGCTAGCCCCTGAACGAGCGGGCCAGCGTTCTCCATGACCGCCTGTAGCCCCGGCATGATGCCCTTGACTAGCTCACCGAGACCAGCGACCAGCGGCTGAATCAGCGGTGCGGCATTCTTGAAGATGTTGCCCAGCGCGGGGGCCAAATCGTCAAAGATTCCCTGTAGCTGCTTCGCGGCTTCGGCAAGCGGCTTGACCAACGGCGCGGCAAGCGATTGCATCGTTTTGGTGACGTGGTCCTTCAACCCGCTGAACGCCGTCTGCACTTGCTTGTTCTGCGCTGCCGCAGCGACACCGATACCAACCATGGCAAGCGGCACAGCAGCAAGCGCACCCGACGCAGCGACCGCACCACCCGCCAGACCAGCCATGCCCATCAGCGCAGGCTTGACACCGCTTTTCGCGGCATTGCCCAGCGAGACGAACGAGCCGCCTAGTCGGTCACCGATTCGACCCGCTGCGCCTAGTGCGCTGTTGCCCATACGACGGAACGACGCATCAGCCTGCCGACCAACCCGCTCCGCTTCAATACGAATTGTTTCCAGCCGACGCGCAGCAGTACGAACACCCGCCGCTAGCCGATCCGTGTCAATGCCCAGCGCCACAGTAAGTGATGCAAGCGTGGCCACGGGCACCCCCCTTCTCGTCGCGCACTATTGGATTGACCCGCCCAAAGCGGCATTCGCCTGCACGACGTCTCGCCAAATTTCCTCAGGGCTCTTTTTGCGCTTGAACCAAGTCGGCAGAAAATCGGACGGCTTCGCGCGCTTCTTACTCCCGTTTGAATTGCTCACCGTGGCCGCGACAATGCCCGCAGAAATGTCACCGCGAAGCCGCGCATCCAACGGGCCGGTTACCTTCTCGTACGCAATCCATTCCGTGAGTTCACGGGACGACATGTCAGCGAGTAGGTGGGCAACAGAACGCGCACCCAGGTAACCGGCCAAACGGAAGTAGAACTGTCGCTCAGGGCGGGCGATCAGTTTCCCGTCAGTTCCTTCACGTCCGACTCAGTGAGCCCAGAGAGACGCGAAGCAACATCGACCACGCGGCTTAGCGCCTGCGCAGACTTCTCACCAAGACGCTTCACCGCCGCACCCTGAAACAGCCGCTTGCCGTTCTCGTCCACAATGCACGCGGCAGCAAGGCGGGCACGGTACTGATCCATTGCCTTGTCCTTGTCGACGCCGCTCATGTTGGCGTTGAGCATGGCGGCCTCAAACCTGTCCCGGTCGGTACCGCTCATACCCTGCACAAGTACCGTTCCGCCCCATTCCGGAACGTCAACGGGCTCACGCTGTAGGTCGTCAGCGCCGAGAATGTCTTCAGCGGAAAGGTACATGTGCTTACACTCCTGCGGTAATGGCCGGCTTGCCCGACACCTTGAACTTCAGCTCAGCAGACAGCTTGTCGTCCACCGGCGCTTCCTGACTGAAACCGGTCTGAATCAGCTTCAGGTCCCACGAACCGAGAGTTCCGGGAAACACCATCTTGTAATTGCGCGGGCGCGTGTCCTCGAAATCTGCGACCAGTGAGTCATGCACGCGCGGGTCATAGTTGATCTCAATCGAAACCTCGCCGGCATCCTTCAGACCACCGACGAACTCCCGCCACCCGTCAACCGAATCATGCGCGGTAACGTCGTACGTCTCCCGCTCAATCTCCGGACCCTTGACGCTGGTCACGCTGCCAATGGTTGCGAAAGTCTCCGGCGTCAGCCCGTCACCACGCTTGAGCGCAATGCCGAACGCGTCTAGTCCAGCCACGTTGTTTACTCCTTAGTCATGTGAATGCGGTACTGCGCATTGATGTGCCGAATATCCGGATCGGGGTCGGTCACCACCTGGTGCTGCGTGTGCTTTATGAACACGTCACGGAAACCGGGCAGCGTCAGCGCCATACGATCAAGGGCGGCGTCAACCTCAGCGAACAGGTCATAGGCTTCGCCGTTGCCGGGAGCCTTACTCCACACGTGAATGGTGACGAGCGCGTTCAGCCCCTGCGCGTCGTGCTGATCGTCCGGGAACTCGACGAACGAGCCGAACGACACATACGGGAACGGCGCCGGCTCCGGCACTTCGTCGAACACGCGACCCGTCAGCGCGGCACGAGCAACCAACTTGGAATACATGGCCGTTTGAAGCGGCCTCAATGCCGTAGCCATCTACCACCTTCCAAGTCGTCGGGACGCCGCACGCTGCATGGCCCGTTCGCCGGTACGTCTGTGGATTTGCGCGGCCGGACCTAGAAACGGCTGATCCTTCATCGCGCTCGTTCCCTTCTCCACGTAATAGGCGTACTCACGTGTCTTGCCTTGCGCGATTTGGACCCAGGCCTTACCGCTCGACCGGTTGACCTTCGACTCAATGGAGCGCATCAACGCGCCTGACCGCTTCGGCACCAAGTCCTTAGCCGTCTTCTCAAGGTCACTGGCCCACTGGTCGAGCGCTTCGTTACGCGCGTCGTTCACGCGGCGGGGCAGCAGCCGAAGCCGGGCAAGCGCCTGCCGGAACCCGCGAACAGTGGCCGGCATTAGCCCGCCTGAATGACACCCACGGTGACCGAAGTAACCGCGCTGTACGTGATGTCAGCGCGACCGGTCGAAGGGTTGCGGTAGATCGAATCCAGCGGAACGATGCCCTCACCAGCAGCGGCAATGACTAGCGCCGTATCAGCGATAGCAAGCCCCTTGATGGTGCCGGGCGTGACCACAGTGACCGTGACAGGCGACGCGCCACCGTTGCGGACAACAAGGAAGTAGCCACCGCCAACCGGCGCCTGATCGCCACCCGCAGAAGCAGACGCGAAAGTGGGGGCAAGGCCGGCGGTCGAAACAGTCTGAGCGGCAATGAGTGCCATGTGCGTATTCCTTTACAGGCCAGGCTGACGCAGCTTGCAGTCAGCGCGTAGATAGGTGCCGGGCTCCGACGGCTCGAACGTGGCCAAAACCTCGAACACCCGTGGGCCCATGCGTAGTTCGTCGTCTCGCCGCACATCAGCAGTGGGCAGGAGGTAGACGACATGCGAAAGGTCTGCGCCGTTCTGTGCGCCCTGTACCCGCTCAGTGGCGGACGGCTGAGAGAAGCGGGCGCGGACAGTACCAACCTTCGACCACCCGCTGACCCAGCCCCCCATGCCGTCGCTTGTGCGCGTAGCACGCCATACCTCAGCTGAGGCGTTCAGCAGACGAGCAATCACCGGGCACGCACCATCCCAGCGCCACCGCCGAAACGAGCGGCCAGACGAGCGCGCTGAAAGTCAGTCAGCAGCATCGTGCCGCTGTCAACGTCCGTGTCATAGCCAACGGAGTAGTCACCGATTCGCTCAGTCTTCAGCGGGCGGGAAGCCGTCTCACCGGAGCGAAGCGCAACTAGTTCCTGGCCGGCCAAACGACAGACCATGTCGACAATGTCAGCCGGGACAGCGGGAAGCCCGTGCGTGTAGGTCACCTCGTACTCGCTCCCCTCCGCGAAGCCACACGCGCGCGTAAGAGCGCCTGAGAGAAGGCGGTAGTCCGAGACTGCCACCCCATCCTCAAGAACGGCTGACACGCCCGTGACGGGGCTCCCTGGTAGCAACAGGCGACCGCCGCGCCCCTCAAGCTTCACGGTGCTCACCGACTCGCTGATAGGCGAACCGGCGGCATCCCGCACGAGCGTGGAAGCTACGTCCAGATAGAGGGACACGGCGTCAACCTCCGAAGGGTCGACAGTGACACCGCGCGCTTCAAGGTCAGCGACAGACGCCAACGGGGCAAGTGCCATCGTCCGACCCCCTTACTTGGATGCGGCAGGCTTCCGCGCCGGCAGCACCTTGACGCTCACCAGGTGCTCACGCTTGACGAGCGTCTTCAGGTACGCGAGCTGATCGCTGTCTTCGTCCATGCTGAGCCGGACAGTCTGATCAGAGTTGTTGACAACCTCTACGGCAACGAGTGCCATGTGATCTCCCTACGTGGTAAGCGAATTGGGGGCGAGAGGGGGCCACCCACATCAATGAGTGGCCCCCAACTCAGGCCGGTTAGACAGGCAGACCAGCAGTGACGTCAACGTCCATGACCGCTAGGGCCTCCGGACGGACCACCTTGGCGCCGTACAGGTACAGACCCTTGATCGCGTCGCTGAACGAGTTCTGCGGACGGTAAGCCTCAACCTTGTTGATCTGCTCAGCGAACGTGGTCGCCATGCTGTGCCCAGCAACCACGAAGTTCGAAACCTCACCAGCAGTACCAGCAGTACCGGCCGGCAGATTCAGGCTGATCAGAACCGAGAAGCCCAGCACCCGCCCAACCTCACCGTTCAGGATCGGCGCGCTGGAACCGTACGCCGACGCGTCAAGGAACCGATTGTCCTGAAGAATCAGCGCGTGGAACTCAGGCGAGATAGCCAGGAACCGACCCTGCGAAGGAATCTTCGCCTTGTCCAGCTTGACCTTCAGCGCAAGAACGATCTTGTACGCAGCGTCAGCGGTAGCCGCATCGCCGGCAGTGATGACGTTGCCCGCCGCCGTGGTCATGAGACCAGCAAGGAAGTTGTCCGCGCCATCGGCCAGACCGAACGCAGCGTCGTCAGCAGCCTTGGTCAGAAGCTGACCAGAATCCTTCACCTGCCGCGCGTCAACGTCATCGACTTCGAAGGCGAAATACTTGGACTGGTCAATGACCAGAGTCTGATCAGTGGTCGCGAGCGTCTGCGGGTCAATCGCAGTGACGTTCTTGACATAGTTGGAGATGGTCGGGCGGGCAAGAGTGCCGATGTGCACAGTGTCACCGGACTGAGCAATTTCGCCCTCATAGTCTCGGTTGATGAGACCACCCTGCGCGAACACCTGCGCGCCACGAAGGGCAACGAAAAGCTCCGCTGCCCAAACCTTCGGAATGAACGTGTCAACAGCCATGGACGCTCCCAGCGTCTAGTTACTTGATTCCGAGGATCTTGTTTAGGCGACCCTCGCGCTTGGCCTTACTGATCTGCTCAGGGCTCATCCGATCTAGGTCAGACTCGGTGAGCTGAACGGGCCCAGACGCCTTGCGCGCCGCGCCACCATCCCCGGTCCCCTGAAATCGCTTGGCCGTTGCGGCAGCAAGGTGGGGCTTACGGGTTAGGACTGCCTGAATCTCCGCTGCAATTTCGTCGGCGTCAACGTCACCGTTTTCGTCAACCTCAAAAGCAGTCAGGTCGATATTCAGGATCGCGTCGGAGACGTCAGCGAACTTGCCAGCGGCAGCAGCCTTAATCTCCGAACGCAGGATGCGGGCATTAGCCTTCGCCGTTGCCTCACTCGCCGCCTGTCGCTTGATCGCGTCAAGGTCGGGAGTCTCAGAACCCTCCGCAGGGGTGGCGGTCGCCTCAGCAATCTGACGCTCAAGCGCCTGACGCTGCGTACGCTCCGCCTTCCACTTCGACTTCATCGAATCAAGAGCGCGCTTACCGGCGTCGCCTAGGGAGTCGGCACCCTCCGGAGTGGTGTCGTCAGCCGTGTCAGTCGACGCAGTTTCGTCGGTGACACCCTCAGCGGTAGCGTCGGTCTCGGTCTCAATGTTTTCGGGCATGGTGAAGCGCCTCCATTGCGGGGGTTAACCCACTCACCGTGAGTGGGATGAATCGCTGCGCATTGCGCGCTAGCGGAGATAGCCGTTCTTGAAGAGAAGTCGAACAGCGTGGTTACGGTCGTCGCCTGCCAGCCGGTAAATCTCTTCCGGCATCAGACGCGGGGGGCGCGGGTTCTTCCTGCTACCGGTGCCGACATGCGTCACCTGTACCGTCTTGCCGAACATCTCGACGCGATCCATACTCTTGCGAGCGTTGACCACGCTGGAGATGCGCGCCCCATCCTGAATCGCCTTAGCCCCAGCTTCGCCAAAGATCTTGCGTCGTTGGGCGGGGGTCATGCTGTCGAACAGGTCGGCCGGCCGAAGTGGTGTCGGCATATGCTTGCGCGTGACAGGCTCCATCGTGCAATCGCAGCGAGGATGCCGCAGGAACCCGCTAGAAACGCCGTACTCGCGGCCGGCCAAGATGATGCACCGGGAGCACGCGGGAAGCTCCACAACGCGCACGTAGCCGGTCACACCCTTGTTGGCCACCATCGCCGCCTGATCAGCCTGCCGGCCAGTGTCAGCGACCACGGTGCGCACAACCATGTCCAGGAACCCAGCGGCACGCGCCATTGCGGCACGCGGACTGAACCCCTTACGGCGCGCAGTAATCGCATTCGGAACCGCTCTTGCGAGCAAACCCATAGCGTCTCGCCCGTCGGGCGTTTGTGACGCGAACTGTTCAGGCACAATCTGCGGACTCAAATCAGCGTCAGCGCCCAACAGTTCGCGCATAAACGTGTGCGTGCCTTCGGCCGCGTGAAGCTGACCAGACTGCACATACGCCGTGACCTTCGGAAGCAAACGCGCCCAATCGCGCGCCACATCGTCCGGATTGACCTTCGCCCACTCAGCGAGAACCGCGCGCGCCGTAGCGTCCGCTAGTGCCTCACGCTGCTGTTGGTGCCGCTGTGCCCGCCAACTTGCTGCCATTCGTGGTGTCTCCCTGCGCCGGATCACGTGCCATCAGCGACGTGAACGCGCCCATGGGGTCAGCCTGTAGTTCCTTCTCCCGCATCAGCAGAATGTCGGCTAGCTCAGTCGGCGTGATGCCGAAGCGCAGCGCCAGGAACTCGAAAGGGAAACCAATCTGTTTCAGCTTCAGCAGCGCGTCAGCCTGTTGCGCCTGACTGCGCGATTCGGCGTCAGCCCACAGAACACGTCCGCCGGCAATAGCCTTCGCCTTGCTGTCGTCACCCTGCGCGAGCGCGATCAGGCGGAACATCTCGCGCAACGCCTGACCAAACCAAATCTGCTTTTCCTCAACCCGCTTGACTAGACCAGTCTCAGCGGCCAACAGCGCGTCACCGGACAGATTCGCCATCTTGCCAATCAGGTAATGCTGAGGCGTTCGCGTCTGCGCGGCAATGTGACCAACGGCCACTTCCATCACGTTGGTGTACGCCTCAAGATTCGCCGCAGTCCACTCAGTGACCTTGACGTCATCACCCGTGAAGAACATCACCCGGTCAACCGCGAAACGCTCCATATCCACCGGGCGCGAACCAACAATCTGCCCGGTCTCGTCAAGGATCGGAATTTCCGGCACCTCGGCACCAAGAACGATGCGCTGAGGGAACGACGCGTAATCGGCAGCGGTGAACAACTGCGCCCACAGGAGGTTTACCGCATCCTGCATGGCGATCACACCCGCGATATCACTCACGGGCTCACCTGCCAGCATCGGCCGGTTAGGGAGTTCCACAATCGGAACTACCCCCATTGGGTTCGGCTGAGGGTTCGGCTCGTCACCCATGTCGCGCGGGAGCCACCGCTCTAGCTCATCGTCAACGCTTTGCATCTGCGGTGTCTTGGTGCTAGCACCCAGTAGTGGCCGCTCGAACTTCCACACTTGGTCCGCAAGGTACAGCGTGGCGAAACTTCGCGGCCCGTCATCCCAACGCTTCAGCGCGGCACGACGCTTCCGGCGAGAACCAGGCACGTACGCGACAATGCACTGTGAGGCATCCTCGAACGTCACCTCAGGCGTCTCCGGATCATCCGGGTTGCCCCAGACCAGCACGAAGCTGCGCCCACTGTTGACAGCGCCGAGGAACCCAAGCTGCGAGTCAGCGTCAAGCGCGTTCATCTGCCAGACACGCCACGACTCCTTATCAGCCTCAGTCATGCCGGCGGGCAGAACGCCGTTCACGGTCAGTCGCTCAACCGGACTGTCGGACGTCACCTGTACCCAGTTGTCCGCAAAATCGCGGTACCGGTCACCGTGGAACTTGCGGAACTGATCAGACGCAAACGCTAGCTTCTGCTCACCCTGGTAATACGCCGAATGCCGCTGGATACGCGGACGTCGGTTTAGTAGCTCGTTCTCAAGTAGCTGAACGAGCGATAGTGCTTCACCGTATGTAGCCACCGCGCTCCTTTCTAGGCAGACATGTACAAGGGCTTGCGCTTCAACAGGCCGGCGGCAATCGCGTCACACGCAGCTTCATGCGTGAGCACGCTGACAACAGCCAAGTCAATCTTTCGCTTGTGCTCCGGCTTGGCCAGTACGTAGCGATCAGATGGACGCGCGGCCATACGCGCGTTAAACACGTGGCGTTCCGTAATCGGACAACCGTCGTGCGTGAAATTCGAATCCTTCTTAATGACGTCGGTCTTGATCCGCTCAGCGGCAGCGTGCATCTGCATTGGCCGGCGAGTGTGCCAGCGAACAACGCGCCTGTCTCCGTACCGGTCAGCCCACTGGTCGACTTCCGTCTCCCAATACGGCGGGTCGCAGTACATGAGTTTCACGTCGTACTTCGCGAACAGTTCGCTAACCGCTGCGTCGACTTCTAGGCGCGGAACCTGCCCGCCCCACTCAGCCGGGTCCCACACCGTCGGGCGCGTGCTAGGCCCGTACGTGGGCGTGAACTGAAAGCCCTCCAACGTCTCAGCACGGATACCCGTCCAGTCGTCGCTGTCGGAGCCGTCAAAGCCCAGGACAATCGGAACCTTCATCAGCTTGTACGCCGATGGCGCCGGCTTCTCGCGGTCACTCTCGCGCGATATCCAGTGCGCTGCCTCAATCCACGAACCGTGACCAGCCATGATGCGGTTACCGAAGAACCGCTCAGCCTGCCCAGGGTCCGACTCAAGTAGCTCAGCGGCCTCAGCCTCAATGGCGTCAAGGTCGATATGCGGGCAGTCGACATAGACAGCCTTATGGATGCGTCGCCGCTCAACCTTGTTGCGGTAGCTCAGCGTGGCAGGCGCCTGCGGGAAGTACCGGTAAACGTCCTCGGCCTTACCCTCGTGCGTGCGCTGCGCGGTGCTGTACTCCGACGGGTCATACGCGTTCGTCGTCTCCATGCTGCGCCCGGACATGCCGGCGAGACCACGACGCATCGTCTCAGCCACTTTGATCATCTTGTTCGTCGCTGTGTACGTGCCTGTCTCATCCTGAATGGCGAACGTGATTGGGTTACCCAGGCGCGACTGTGCCGACGAAGTCACGACGTCAATGCGCCCTTCGTCGCCCACCCGCATGAAGCCTTCGCGGACGCTCATGACAGCGCCTAGCGACCCGTGCTTGACCATGGCGACCAGCGGCCTGTAGACGTTGGCAACCTGATCCTCGGACGTGGCCAGTAGCTGAATCAGCGGGGTGGGCTGGGGAACCGCCATGGGCTCGCCTTCGGCGTACTCGTACACCCAGCCGCAGGGGCAACCGTGATCCTTGCAGCGGTACCGCTCGCCACCCTCAGCGAAGCCGGCGAACACCGTTGGTCCAGCAGCCTCAGCAAGCACGACAGCAGCCGCAAACGGGCCCTTGCCGCTCTTCTGAGGCATGATCACCTGAGCGCGCCTGTAGACGAACGCAGACGACTTCTGACCGACCTCAGCCGTGTCACGCACCGTGTACATGTTGCTTGCTACCTTGAGCTGCCAGGCAAGCAACTCGAACGGCTCACCTTGCCGAAACCCGTCCGGGATGACAGCATGAGACTCGATCCATGCGAGCGTGACCACCAAGCACTTACCGTCAGTCACCGCCCACCGCCTTAAGCCGGGCAGTCAGCGACGACACCCCCGACACGGCCGGCACATCATCGTCAGCCTGACCAACCGGGGCGATGGTCCACTTGTTGCGTTGCATACCGCTGACGCTCAAACCGAGAGATTCGGCGAACTGTTTCACCTGACCCCAGACGATCGCGGAGGACCGTGGAGACTCAGCGCGCACGAGCAGCCGGACGTACGAGGCAACCTCGAATTCCTGGTGAAGTTGCTCCCACATGGTGGCCTGGGGTGTCTCCCAAAGGCGCTCCCATAGCTGCATCTCACGCGGTGACGGATCGGCCAGCGGGAAGGCCGGCTCGTACCCGTCGCGTCCGTCAGCGGGGAGGGTCACCCAGCCTTGCGCGTCTGCCTTGTGGCTCCGCTCCTGACTGGTCGGTGCCGGCCCGGATCGTACGCGTGCTCCGCCTCGTGGCATGGGTGATCACCTCCGTTCGCGTGTTTGCAGTGCAAATGGCCGGCGCGTGCCAGCAAGATCAAACGGGTGTTTGAACCGGGCACACCTGCCGGCGCCCTCCCCCGCGTTCAACGTCCCCTAGGCCGGCAGGGGTCACCCCCCACCCCATGGCCACGAAAGCAAACGAATCGCAAACGAATGCAAATTGCACATCATTCGCGATCATTCCAACCACCAGGCTGATGCTTCGCTGTCTCTCGTGAGTGATGAGCCTTCGTCATAGCCCTCAGGTTCGACCAGTCGTGACCACGTGGACCCAATGGACCAAGCCCATCAATGTGGTCAACCTCAGTAGCCGGCTGACGCAATGGCATAGGCACAGCAGCACACTCAGCACACTCACACAGCGGGTGGGCCCTCAGGTAGGCCTTACGCGTACGCTGCCACCCCTTGTTGTACCCACGCTTAGCCGTACCCCCGCCACGCGCGCGCCTCATAGCAGCAGCCTTAGCCACACACTCAGCGCATCGGCCGGCAGGATAGACAAGCACGGGGCAACCAGGGGTCGAACACACGGAACGAGCACCCATAGTCACCCCTTGATTACGTTGGGGCTTCGCCACCCGAACCGTACGGAACGGCCCCAGGATTACGACTGACGCCGTTCAGGGGTCTATGTCTAAGTGGCGAAGCTGTGCGGGCAGCGGGATTCGAACCCGCGTCCTCTCCGTCCCAAACGGAGCGCTCTGGCCAGGCTGAGCCATACCCACTTGCACGAGAACCGGGGTCGCCGGCCGAGGAGTGCGTGCCCCGCTTGCGTCCCGTGCTCCGTCCGCTGTGAGGGATTCGAACCCCCATGCCCGAAGGCATCCGGGCCTAAGCCGGACGTGTCTACCGTTCCACCAACAGCGGGCAGGCGCTTTGCATCTGTTGTCCGCGCCATATTGGCCGGAAGTGGGTCAGCAAAGCGCCGCTGGACGACACCCGTAAGCGTCGCAATGCCGGCAACGTCAAAAGGGACGCTTGCCGAAGTCAATAGCAGTCTTCGCCTTGTGGCACGCCTTGCACAGGGGCTGAACGTTCGAATCGACGTCCTCACCACCCTTCGACAGCGGCAACACATGGTCGATATCCACAAGGCTCGGTCGATAGAAGCCCCGGCACCAACCACACTCAGCGCCACCAGCACGCCGCACAGCCCGCCGCATCCTCGCCGCAGCATTGTTGCCGCACGCGATAACCGCACGCCGCACAGCATGGCTTCTCACGCTGCGCCGGCCCCTGTAAGCCGCGTGATGGGACTCGCACCGGCCGGAATGGGTGGCGTGTTCACCACAGTCAATGCACTGCGTACGCACAAGCACCCCCAGCCTATCGGCCAGCCTACTCACCGTGAGTAGGCTGGATGCGCGTGTGGGGCAGTCTGATCCCACTTACAGCCGGCAAGGCTCTGACACCCTGGGCTGACCCTTTGGCTACGCGCTCGTGCTTCCGGCTGGATTCGAACCTGCGCAATCCACTTGCGGTGGCTGCTCTGCCCATTGAGCTACGGAAGCAACGCCGGGTGCTCAACCCTGGGAGAGATCAAGGGAACAACCCGGCAAGTGGCACGCGCTCAGTCCGCCGTCTCTATGTGATCCTGTATGCGCGGCGCGTACCGCTATACCTATATGAAGGGAGTCGGTGACCTGTTCAGCGGCGGGGGAGCGCGGTGACGAAGTGACGAAGTGGTGCCAAGTCTGGATTACCTATAGAGTTTTCTTATGTGAATTCAGAAATATAGTCACAACGTCACTTCATCACTCCTTGCAGGTCAGAAGCCTGTCGCCTGTCCGCTGTCGTGACGCAGGAACATGTAGTTAGGCAAACTAACGATTCGAACTCCGGCAAATAGGGCGCTAGCCACGTTGGCCGGCGCCCCTTCGCTACGCTGCCGCTTCGTCCTCGGTCTCTTCCGGCGTTGCCCACGTGAGCCGTACGCGCTGTTCCACGGGTGTCTGCGCCCCTGCCGACGGGTTCCGTAGGATCTCTATGCGGTCGATGAACAGTGCAACGAACGCCCGTCGCTCCGGCATCGCGCTGCGCCCCCACCACGAGTCGGGCCCGGTCGGGTCAGTGCCAGGCTCACCCAGCCACTCGCCAATGGGCATGATCGGGTTCTGTGCTTGGTCGAGTTCGGCTAGCCGGGCTTCCGCCCCCTGTAGCCGTGCCGTTGCCGCTGCCTCAGCCTTCAGGAAGTGCTTGCGTCCGATCGCCCCGCCATACCCGCCGGCCGCCCGGTCCTCGTACAGCTCGTTCAGCGCCCCTAGCGCGTCGTGTCGTTCGGAGAGGAGTGACGCGCGCTCACCGGTCGTCTCAGGGGCTTCTGTCAGCTTGCCGAAGCGCCTCGTGGCTTCCCACAGCATGGCTAGCGTGGCTTCGTCCTCGTGGTCAGCGGTACCGATGCGCGCCATGATGCGGCCGGCAACGTACTGGTCGAGCGCTGCCATGTTGACCGTGTTGCCGCCCTCGTGCTGTCCGGGAAGCTTCCGCCGCCGTGTACATCGGTAGGTTGCTCCGATGCTGCCTGCCTTGTGGCCTGAACCGTTCGCCCCACACTCGCAGTACAGCCGGCCCATGGCGGACAGCAGTGCTTGCCCCCGTGACAACCCCTTGCCGCGCCCTCTGCCGTCCAACCACCCTTGTAGGTCGTGCCATTCGTCCGGCGGGAGGATGGGCCCACAGTCGAGCGTCAGCGGCGCCATGGTGACGGGGTCGCGCCTAATGCGGTACTCCGTGATCGTGTACGTCTTCTTACCGGCGGCGTCTGTCTTGTACACGGGGTCAGCCTGAAAGCCGGCAACGCGCGGGTCACGCAAGATGCGCTTAACGACAGCGGCGTCCCACGTGCTACCCGCTGTGAGTTTGCCTACGGCGTTGCCTCGTGTCGGTACGCCTTCTGTCTCGAACGCTGCGCAAATCCCGCTGATCGAGCCTGGGTGGCCTACTCCCGGCCCGGACGGAATGAACGGTGTGTCACGGTGCTTTTGAATGCGCGCCCACATCTCGCGGATCACCGCAGGCTCACTCTTGAGCGGCCCGGAAAGCTTCTCCGTCGAATGCTGAAGCGTCTGAATTGTGATGTGTTTGCCGTCGCCCACTGGCACGTTCTGAGGCACCATCATAAAGCCGTACGGGGGTCGCCCACCCAAATAGCCACCGAGCGCCTTTGCCGATTCTTTAACCCCCTGAATAGCGTCAGATTTGTTTTTGCTTTCGTTATGCGCGGCGTCCAGACGCATGATGATATGGATCAGATCCATAATGTTGCCCTTACGGAATGTACCCTCCGTAACGGACACGATCGTGACACCGATGTTGAGCAACTCGGTCACGATGGGAATTGCTTCAAGCGGGTCGAGCCGGGAGAAGCGGCTCACGTACATGACGAAGATCATGTTCACATGGCCGCGCCGGCACTCGCTCAACAGCCGTTCGAACTGCGGGCGTTCAGCGGAACCGAAGGCGGACGTGCCGGGGGCTTCGGAGAAGTGGCCAACCCACGTGACGTCTTCCCCGCGCTGACGAAGGTCCGATGCGGCTTTCTCGTTCGCTGCCCGCTGTGAGGCTGGTGACGCTACGCTTTGATTTTCCTTCGCGTACGACTGTCTGTCGTAACCCGCCGCGTGGATCGCCATCCCGGTAACCACCCCTGGTGTCATGCCTCTACGGTATCCCAAACTGAGTCAACTTTGAGGTTAGCTCAGTTGGGGGTAACTTGACAACGCAAGCGCCTGACCAGCGGAAACGCGCCTAAGCCGGCCGCTTCACGTACGAGCCCATACCCGGTTCGGTGCGGATCAGCCCGTCTTCGCGCAGGCGCCGGTACACCTTCTGAGCCGTCGCGTTGGCCACGCTGAACTCCGCTTGCAGCTCCAACGACGTCGGAATGCGCGTGTCCGGCGGATACGTACCGTTACCGATTCGCGCGCTGAGAATTTCGAAAATCTGTACCCACTTCGGGCGTGTGTCGTCAAGATCACCCATGCAACCAACCGTAGGTAGCTATTGCGCGCCAGTCGACTCAGGGATATCTATGGCGCGCTATGGCGGACCCTGGCGGATCGCGCTACCGTGACGAAACGACGAAACCCCCCGCGACTGCTCGCAACAGTCCGGAGGGCACGGGCAACACGATTGGAGCGTGCCGCCATGGCACAGACTAGTCAGGTACTCGACGAAGCACAGCCCACAGCGGGATGCAAAGTGTGTGGTGCCCTTGTCCGGGAGCGTGAAGCCGCGCGGAAGGATCACGACATGTCGCGCGTGACCGACTGCAACGTTGAGATCCGCCGGCACCCGCACGGGACGCAGCGATGAGCGCCGCGCTGAAGTACGTCCAGACTGCCTACGCGGCATGGCTGAGGCACGCTGACCACTGTCACATGTGCGCCCATGCACCGAAGGCGACCAGCGGTTGCCCCTATGGTCAGAGGCTGTGGAAGAAGTACCGCACTGCCCGCTGACCCCCGATACCGGAGCCCTGTACGCCGACACGTACAGGGCTTCTGTCATGCGCGCGGCCACGCGAAAAGCCCCGTACCAGCCGCCAGGAAGGCAGTCAGTACGGGGCTTCGTGTCAGGCGGTCAGTGCGGCGTCAAGTTCCTTGTACTTCCGGCGCACGGTTGCCGGGTGGCGTCCAGCAGCGGAAGCAACTTCGATCGGGTTCAGCTTGTGCCGCCAACCCTTCTCGATGATCTCGTTCGCTTCCTTACGGGACATGCGCGGTGCGGGCTCGACGTCGACGTCGACTAGATCCGCGTCGTGTGTCACGGTCAGCTCAGCGTCGCCCTCAGGCTCCGTCTCCGGCTCGTACAGGAACCGTGCGGGTGTCGGGTCAGCCCCGGTGATCGGCAGCGTCTCCGGAGCCTTCAGCGCATCCCGCTCAGCGTCGGCAAGCGCCTTCATGTACACGGGCCCGACTTCCGCCAGAAGCATGACGAGCGCCGGAGCGATCAGGTGAACGGCCACGCCCACCCAGTCATGTTCGCTGACGCT